TTAGCATTTGATGGTGCTGAAATCGACCAGGTAGATGCGCAGAACGCTTTAAACATGGCTATCTATGGACGTGCTTACGAGTACATCTATGCCAAAGAGGGACTGACTGAACTTGATTCGACTAGCGTAGACCCTGAGAATGTATTCATCGTTTATGATGACAGCATTGAACGCAAGGCTTTGTTTGCGGTCTATTACTATGAAATCAAAGACGATACGAAAGATGCGACTAAGTATCAAGCAGAAGTCTTTACTCAAAATCTGCATTACCACATTGTGCTGCGTGATTCGAGCAAAGGAACGACGCAGAATGAGAATGTAGAAGAACACAATCTTGGCCAAATCCCAATCATCGAGTACCGAAATAATCACTTTGCGATTGGTGATTATGAGCAACAAATCAGCTTGATTGATGCTTACAATTCATTGATGGGCAATCGTGTCAATGACAAAGAGCAAGCAGTAGAGTCTATCCTTGTTCTGTACGGTGCGCAGTTGGCAGACAATCAAGAAGAAGCACGAGAGGCAATGAGTATCCTTGCTGAAGAAGGCCTTTTGGAATTGCCAGCAGATGCTAAGGCTGATTTCTTGAAGAATGCTCTGGACGAGAACGCAACTGAAATTTTGCGTAAGGCTTTGAAAGAAGATATCTACACATTCAGCCATGTGCCGAATTTGACAGATAAGAACTTCGCAGGGAATAGTTCGGGCGTAGCCATGGAATTCAAGCTACTGGGCCTTGAAATGATTACTAAGACCAAGGAAGCAAACTACAAACGAGGTCTCAGACAACGGATTGCTATCTTTGCTCATTACCTGGGTATGCAACAGATTGCTCTTGAAGCACATTCAATTGTGCCACAGTTTAGCCGTGGATTGCCTAAAAACTTGCTTGAATTGTCACAGATTATCAATAATCTTGAAGGCAAGGTATCCCTTCGTCAGCTTATTTCTCTCTTGCCATTCGTTGAAGATCCTGACGCTGAATTGGAAGAACTCGAGGAAGAGAAGGAAAAGAACAAGGAACGTGTGTCATTTTTTAATCAGGCTAACACGAAGCCAGACGATGAGGTAGCAGATGAAGAACAAGGACTACTGGACCAAGAGGAAGGCTAATCTCATCTATGAGCAGATGGATAAGGCTGAGAAGCAAGCGGATAAGTTCGACGAGATTTACAAGCAGTCTAAAGCTTATCTAGACAAGCAAATCAACAAGGTCTTTGATAAATTTCAACGCGATTATGGTTTGAGCGAGCGTGATGCTCGACAAGTTTTGAAGAACATGAAGAGCCAAAAGGACTTAAACGAACTTCGCAAAGCTCTTGAAGCTAGACCGAACGACCCGAATATTCAACGATTGCTTGCTGATTTGGATAGTCCAGCCTATGCTTATCGCATGAAGCGTTTAGAGCGTCTTAACGACGACCTAGACCGGATGCGTGAGTCGATCTATCATTCAGAGAAATCAAGCTCAGATGTCTTTTACAGCGACTTGATGAAAGATAGCTACTACAAGGCTACTTTTGACTTGCAGCAGCAGACAGGACTAGCTTATAGTTTCTCTAGGCTACCCGAAACTGAAATCAAGCGTCTACGAGGTCTAAAATGGACAGGAGAGGCTTATTCAGACAGGATATGGAAAAACACAGGGGCGCTTGCTTCAAGCGTGAAAGACGAGCTCCTAGTGAGTCTCATGACGGGTCGCAGTGTCAAGGATACTGCCCAAGCAATCGCAGAACGGTTCGAAGTCGGCCAAAACAACGCAAGGCGTTTGGTTCGTACTGAGTCAGCGTTTTTTCATAACCAGATGGAACTTCTCAGCTATGAAGATGCCGAGATTGCAAAGTATAAATTCGTAGCCGTGCTAGATAGACGGACATCTCACATTTGCCAAGAGCACGACAACAAAGTCTACGATACGGACAAGGCTGTCCCTGGAGTAAACTATCCACCTCTGCATCCGTGGTGCAGGTCTACGACTATCGCACATGACGAAGATACAGATTACAGCAAACTAGAGCGCAGGGCTAGAAATCCTGAAACCGGTAAAGTTGAGTACGTACCTGCTGATATGACTTATAAAGAGTGGTATAGCAAGTATGTTGCAGAACCACGGGAACGAGAGCTAAGTGGTAGGCCATTTGGAGCGAATCTTGATTATGTACGAAGTGATGAATTTGTTGATAAATTAAAAAGTCATCCAAAGACTTCACATATATCTGATTCTATCGCAAGAGTTTCAAGGCAGATGTTGCAGCATAGAAACGGAACCCCATTTGAAGATTATTATTTGCTTGATGCAGATACAGGAAGGGTTGTTGCGTTATCAAATAAAGCCAGAAAAACAAAAGGTGTAGTTTATAACGATCAGGTCAGAAAGGCTTTTAAAGAGAGTTCAGAACAAAGCCTTATTTCAATTCACAATCATCCGTCAGGATATCCACCGTCACTCAGTGACTTTGCTTCACTGCAACAGCGGAGCAAAAACAATACTGTAAAATATGGCTTGACCATAGGCCATGATGGCAGTGTTTATTGGTATTCAAAACCGAATAAACGGATACATAAAAAAGCTAATCAAGAATATGAGAATTTGATTGAAAAAATGATTAAATTAGGTTATACTGAAGTAAAAGCACAGGAAAAAACATTGGCATTGTTTGCTGAAAAGTACGACTTTACTTTTGAAAGGATTGATTAGTTATGCCTTATACTTTGACCAGGGAAGAAGAGAAGTTTTGGCTTTCTCAACCTGATGAGATTACTATTCCTCCTATTGAGGAAATAGAAAAGAAATACGCAGGTTTAAGCGATGAAGAACTATGGCAAAGTATCCAAGATACTATTGCTAGTTTATAACTATTAAGCACCTAGAGAAATCTAAGTGCTTTTTTCGTGCTCGGAAAGGAGTGAAAATGGATACAGTGAAAATTGGGATAACTAACGTAGAATTTTTAGGAACAGGCGGAATTGAATCAGCAACAGTGAAATTAGAGTTAAATATTCGTGGAACGAATGCATTCACTGCGATTGAGTTACTACCTAAAATATTAACCGACATTTCTTCGTTATCGTATGAAGTTGATTGATTGTAACTTAGAAAGGAGTAAAAACATGTTTATTTGGGATTTGGTATCAATCGCTTTCGGGTGGTTGGTATTCTTGTTGTTAATCTTTATTATTCTGGCCGTGATCAGTGGAATAGTTAAAGGTGTAAAGAAAGGATTAAAGAAATGAATCGTGATAATAAACTTAACATGGATAAGGTAAAAATAGGTGGTATCGTCTACGAAATCGAAAAAATAACTGATTTACAGGGAAAAACAGGAGAATGGGGGCATATCGAGTACAAGACATGCAGGATTGTTCTTGACGACTCAGCTAGTCAACAAATCGAAGATCAGACGCTTATTCACGAAATTACGCATGGTATTTTAGTTGAAGCTGGCTATATAAATCACGAAGAAGAGCAGGCAGACCGAATTGGGAAAATTCTTTATCAAGTTTTGGTTGATAATGACTTTTCATGGCTTAAAAACAGAAAGTAGGTGATCCGACATCTTGACTTGCAGGAATAGACT